TTATTGAGTTAATACCTGCTAACTCTTACGCACTAACACCCGCAGTAGGGCAGTTCATTGACGTGCGAGACACCAACAGTGCTAGTTCCCCGTGTTATTTTGCTGGTCAAATTACAGACGTTTCGCGCAAGTTTGACATGCCCTATAACTCTGGAACTGGGGCAGCGCCGGGCGACCGCATAACTATCATTGCTACAGGTGCAGTCGGGGCCATTGGCGCAAACTCTATTAACCAAGGATTTTTCCCAAACACAGCTATTTTCACTGCTGCGGCAGTGTCTTTTTATGCAGGTGTAGACGCGTTTAGATCATCAACCAGCACGCTTAGTAACCCTTTGATTTCGTTTAGCGGCGGGGCGCTGGATTTAATTAATGGCCTTTTGCGCACTGGTCAAATCTTTATAGACGATTTAGACACCAAAAGACTTAGAACTCCTAGCTCGTTTGACTTTTATGTCCAATTATTTAATGCTGGGCTTGGCGCTTACAACTACGTTTTTTCCGATGCTGGAACCGTTGGTGCTTTTAAGTTTGCAGCGTTGGAGTATTTAAGTTCAGTGCAAAACGTTTTTACCGAGGTTGAGGTCACTGCACCGGGTATAGCGACACAAACAGCGGCGGTAGGAAGTCGCCCTTACAACACCTTGGTTTATAACACTTTTACTGACTCAGCTGCTGCTTCTCTCGACTTGGCTAACTATGTTTTGGCAATCCAAAACGAGGTAGACATCACGCCATTTTCGGTAAGCACCGACACGTTGTTATCCCCGACGTGTACAACGATAAGCCTTATTAACGTAATCAACGTTGCGGGCCCTACAATCACAAATCCGGGTGCGAACCTTGGTTCGTCGGTTACTGTTGAGTTTCGTGGCACAACAGTTGAGGCACAGATACAGGGAATTAACACAACTTTTTACCCTGACCAAGCGCGTGTGCAGTTGTACTTGTCGCCTTCGTTGGGGGCACCGTTCACGTTGGATAGTGCAACGTTCGGTGTGTTAGATCAAAATAAGTTAGGATTGTAGTTATGCCAGTTCCAGATTTTTCGCCGGGTGAGGTGCTTACTGCTGCCGCTATGGACTCGATTGGTTTGTGGCTTGTCAAGACACAGACGGTAGGAACAGGCGTTACAAGCGTGACCGTCACAGGCGCGTTTAGTAGCGATTATCAGAATTATCGAATCTCGTACAGCGGCGGTACACAGTCAGCAAATGGTGACATTGGCATGAAATTAGGCGCTTCTGTTACTGGCTATTTTAGTTATTTAGTTTATGGTGTTGTCACAAGCGCCACCGTTTTAGGGGCTGGAAATAATAACTCTGTTTCTTGGTCGTGGATGGGCGGCGGTGCTGCTGGGCAAGCTACACATTTAGCGTGTGATTTATACGGCCCCAATCTTGCCGCTTACACAAAAGTTCGCAATGGCAGTTACCAAAGCGACAACGCCTACGGAACAACACAAGGCGAACATCGTGTGGCTACTGCCTACACGGATTTCACCATTTTTGTAGGCAGTGGATCTTTGACAGGCGGCACTATTCGTGTGTATGGATACAGGAACTAAACAATGAGCAAACCACTAATCCAGATAGACGACCTAGTGCGTGAAATGACCGATGAGGAACACGCCCAATACCTAGAAGACCAAGCCAATGCGCCGACTTTGCCTACTGACCCTGCTGACGCTTAGCCTGACCGCCTGCGCAGACCGCACACGCCACAACTGCGACACCACCAAAGCAGACGGAACACTAGAAAGAAAATGCCCATGAAACCCGAAAACCGACTAAGCAACGAAGAAATAAAAGCCCGCCTCATCCTCATCGTAGGCATCGCACTCTCGTTCTCATTCGTAGCAGCCATCGTGTCACTGATCTACGGCCTACTGTTCGTGGTGCAACCAGTCGAGCAAAGCCCCAACGACGCAGAGGCTTGGGCAGTTCTCTCACCAATGTTGATGACCCTCGCCGGTGGCCTCATCGGTTTACTGGCTGGCAACGGACTCAAAGATAAGCCGAAAGACCCGCCAAGTGCCCCGTAAATACACAGGCAACACAGACGGCAACTACGGGTCTGTACGACCCGGCACAACAGAGCTGCTACGCCTCGCCTCTAAACGCTGGGGCTTTACAAATCTAGGCACATACAGCAACCGCCGTATGAACAACGACAAGGCAAAGGCTGACCCGAACAATCCCGCCTACCTATCTGTGCATGCCACAGGACGCGCCGTAGATATGGGCTACAACAACCGAGAAAACGCACTTGCCTGCTGGAACTTTCTTATAGCCAACACCGCACAGTTAGGTATCGAGGAGATACACGATTATGCCTATAAGTGGCCTCAGCAAGACCCTAAAGACAAGACCGCGTGGGGCGCTGGGTATCGCTGTAGCCGTGGCGAAGGGCTGGCTGGCATCAAGATTTTTACTGCTAAAGACAACGCAGGCACACCGGGCGGTAAATGGCTACACGTTGAACTTTCCCCCGCTATGGCAGACAACGCCGAAGCCTTTAGAGCTGCGTGGATTGACGCACTAACACGCGCTGGGCTAAAGTAACGCCGATTCCTACGGGAATGGGACATGACGGCCCCACTACTGGCTCCCCTATCGCTGGTAGTGGGGTTGTGTCGTCTAATGACTTGACTTCACTCACCTAGTTGCTAGGGTGACATGTAGGCGGGAATCCGACATTCCGCCTAGATAGGGAAAATACTTATGAACCAGCAGCCGTCACTATTTGACGTACCCGCAGCCATTGAGGCACGAGACCAAGCCATAGAGCAGGTAGAACACAACGCAGAACCCACGTGGAAATTGCACTGTGAAGCTGCTATTCGTTGGCTGGCCAAAACCCGCCCAGAGTTCACTACAGACGATGTGTGGGAACTGATGCATGTACGCCACAACCCGATGCCACACGAGCCTCGCGCTATTGGTGCAATGATGACCAACGCAGCGAAGTCTGGGCTCATAAGCCCCACAGATCGTTACACCCCGTCTGCACGCCCAGAGTGCCACCGCAGACCCGTCAAAGTTTGGAAATCATTACTATGAAACGCCTAGCCCTAGCCATTGCCCTGAGCATTGCCCCTGTAGCGGTTGTAAGCCCCGTAGAGGCGTCTAAACCGTGGCTCTGCCCTAAGTACACCGCCGAGATAAAGCAGACTTTTAAGCGCAGGGATTGGCGCACGATGGACAGGATTATGTGGCGTGAATCCAAGTGCGAGACGCGCGCGGTGGGCTGGAACTACCGTGCCGGTATGACACACCGAGACTGTAAAGACTCGGGCAGATTCCACCAGCGCAAACGCTGTAAGGCTGTGCGATCGTGGGATGTGGGCCTATTCCAAGTGAATAGTTCTTGGTACACGATTACGACCCAACTGTGTGGTAAAAATACCCGCAGCGAGATTTTGATGAAGTCCGATTGCAACTTCCGAGTAGCAAAATGGCTTTACCAAAACGGTGGGCTCGCCCACTGGCAAGGCAACAGCAACTAGATAGGAAAAATCCCGACATGACAGACGCCCAAATAATCATCCGCCTTAAAAACATGGCGACAGATGCCCACCTAAGCGGTGACGAGATTAAAGGCAAAGTGCTAGGCGAAGCAGCCGCACGCCTGACCGAGTTAAGTATCTTGCACCACACATGGCACCCAAGTATTGAGGATGTGCGCCGTGGGCTTTAACCTTGACGATTACGAGCCAGTAGCCGCACGTTTAGATCGTTGGCTAGCCGAAAAACTGGCTGGCTACAACGCATCTACCAATGACTACCCCAGGGTACTTACCCGTATGGTGTCCGAGCCTGGGGCAGATATCTGTGTGATTAGGGCAGAACTATGGCTAGGCGAAAACCTAATTGCTACTGGCTACGCCGAAGAAGTACGCGGAAGCGGCAACGTGAACCGCACAAGCCACGTGGAGAACTGTGAAACCAGTGCCATAGGCCGAGCCCTCGCAAACTGTGGCATGGCAGGAAGTGACATGACGAAACGCCCTAGCCGTGAAGAAATGAGCAAAGTACAACGCACCTCTAACGGCCCTGCTGTAGAGCGAGGCACAGACCCCAAAATGCCTAGCGTCACGATCACACAGCCCGCAGGATTAGCGTCCGAAAAGCAAGTGTATTTCGCTGCATCGTTCTATAAGAAAGCCGACAGGGAAGTACCAAAACAGTGGCTTGCAACGTTAAACAAGGGCGAGATTAGCGCCCTAATTGACGACCTGAAGGCTGGCAACTTCCCAGAACCCGACACAAGCGAGGAGCCGTTTTAATGGAAAACGAACAAACAAAAGAAACCATCGCGCAACTGAAATACGAAGTTAATCACTTCATGTATGAAGTACGACTGCTCAATAAAACCGTAAGAGACCTGATACGGGTTATTGAGATTGTGTACAACAAAGACGGCCATTACCAGCACCTAGAAGGCTGCCTACAAGGACAGATGTGTTCCTGCGGGCTAGTCCACTACCTTGCGTACAGAAAGAGCCAAGAACAATGAGCGAATACGAAGCAATGAACAGAGACCTAACTAGTGCGTTGGACAAGCTGCGTCAAGACCGGGACGACTGGAAAGAACTAGCCGAAAAAGCCATAGCCCAGATAGAGGAATGGCGTGCCCTGTGCGACATCTACCAAGACCGCTACAACCAGATTGTGAGAGGTAACTAATGCTTGACGTCATCACATGGCTGTACCTCATCGGGACACCACTCGTAGGTATCTATGGTTTTTGGCTGTGGGTACTCGATGCCCGTGAAGAAGGCAAACCCGTCACCAAAACCCAGTTTGGCGAGGCAGTAGTTATCTGTTCACTGCTAGGCATGATTTGGCCTATCGCACTTGTGCTGGGCCTTGTCGGTTTAGGTATTGACTGGTGGCTAGATCGTGCTTGAGTCGCAATTTCAAGCGCAAATAATCAGGCTGGCACGCATGAACGGCTGGCGCGTATTCCACCCCTCAAAGATGCAAGCACGTGACGGCTCATGGCGTACAGCGTTAAGCGGTGACAAAGGTTGGCCCGACCTTGTACTCGCCCACAGAGAACGTGGCTTCATAGTGTGCGAACTTAAAAGCGACAAAGGTGTGCTGTCTAAAGAGCAACAGGATTGGCTATTCCACCTTGCCCCGTGGGCAGAGGTGTACGTGTGGAAACCCAGAGACCTCGAAAGCATCGCTAGACGCTTAGGCGCTAAAGGTGTTAAAGGCGCATGAGCGAACAGCCAGCGTTGTTTCCTATGCCACAAGAGGGCAGGACTAGCGATGATTACTGGACGCCAAAATGGATATTTGACGCCTTAGGTGTTGAGTTTGATTTAGACGTAGCCTGCCCGCCTGACGGCCCGCCCTATACGCCTGCTAAAGCGTGGTACACACAAGAGACAGACGGGCTTGCTTCACCGTGGGTAGGCAACGTATGGATGAACCCGCCATTTAGCAACAGTTCACCGTGGGCACGCAAGTTTATAAACCACCGTCACGGTATATGTCTTGTGCCGGTTGCCAAATCAAAATGGGCTAATGAGCTATGGAATGACGCTGACGCAGTAATGATGATGCCATCAACATTTAAGTTTCATCAAGGAAGTATTTTCATTCAGACCATGTTGGCAGCGTATGGAAAAAACAACGTTAAAGCATTGACAAACGCAGGTCTAGGCAAAGTACGATAATCACAACTGAACAAGCCCGCCACGCTGGGAAGCGTTACGGCAGGCAGGCCCACATCACTGGTTGCAGGTGGTTGGTAGAACACTACGAAAGTAGGGTAGAGCGCCATGCCCTTGAGGCTGGTGTGCAGCGTCCAAACGTCATAAATGCGAATGGTGTCCGTCCAAAGGTGTTAAACATCCGGCAGCCAGTGCTACTAGCACGAAGTGTGGGGGGCAAGCACCGCACCAACGTCTATACGCACACAGTAAGCAAAGCCCCTATGTAGGGGCGCGCTAGTTGGGTAGGATACGCACAGACAGGAGACCAACCCGACATGCCAAGACGAACATCAGACCCCGCCTACAGAGCAGCCAGAGCCCAACTACTAGCAGGCAACCCCGCATGCCACTGGTGTGGTGGCATCGCAACCGAAGCAGACCATTTGATTGAGCATGACCGCAACCCAGACGGCAACGCAGACATAAACAACATGGTGCCAAGCTGCAAACCATGCAACGCACGCAGAGGACAAGC